CGCATCTAAAAATTTAAACATTAAAAACATTATTAAATTAGATGCTATGCAGAAAGATTCAGTATCATTGGTAGAGTATAATAATACAGAGTTTTATAAGCCTAAAGATATATATTTAGACCAAATAGCTATATTTGATAATAGATCTATTTATAAAAACTTTGATTTAGTACAATACAGGAACAACGATATTATAGGAATTAAGAATAGAACATTAGAAGAACTAAACATAAACAAACAGAGAATATTAATAGAACTTAAGGAGCTTAAGAATGGATAAATTAAAAAGTAACATTGGTGTAATTATGGTAATACTAGGACTGATTGGTTCTACAGGTACATTTTACTCTAAGTTTGCTACAATGGAATTAAAAATAGAACAATTGTCTAATGCTACTGCACCAGATTTAACTGGTATAGAAACTAATAGTTTTGCAGTATTAGATTTAGATAAAAATATCTCTATTCTAGAAAAAGAAATAGAATTGCTGAAAGTACAATTGCAAGAACTAAAAATAAACTCATCGAATCCATTATCTCAATAGTCTCTTTCTATTATCATTTCGATAAAGTGTATTGCTTTAAGTAAATCATCTTTACCACCTTTGTCCTGGTGCCTAATAATATACTTAATTGCACATCCTTCTGGAAATAGAAGTTTGTTTTCTACTACAAATTTACTTGGTTGAATTTTATACTTTTGGTAGTGATCACCACCTATTTGTTTATTATAAGCTTTACTCATTGAATGTTAACCTAAACTTTCCTTTATGTTTATATTTTTTACGTGGTTTATTTAATACTAAATTTTGATCATCTCTTAAAGCATAGAGATCTAACTTCATAGCTTCAGTAAACTTACGAGTAGCTTGAGAAGCATCTATTTCTGCATAAGAACATATAGTTCTAAAATCTACAGAATCACTGGTAAGCCATTGTATAGCTTCACGTTTATCTATAATATGATACTTATATACACCATCATACATAGCATCATGTATAGCTTGGTTTATAATAGCTCTAAACAATTTAATCTGATGGTTGCTCATTAACAATTTCGTATGTCATACGCTGCTCTACAGTTTCTGCTTGTTCCCAAGTTAAACTTTTAGAGTCTAAAGAACTATGTATCTTAATAGCTTCTTCATCTGAGTCAGCTTTAATAATAACTTCTGCAAAAGCAGGAAGTAAAACCCATCTCTTAAACTTATAAATCATATAGTATTTTTACGTCTACTAGCTTCTAATGTTCTAAATAGATCTATAATAAGACCTTCTTTATCACGTTTGTTTTCTAATGTAGATGCTTTAACTTCTGCATCAAATAATTCTTTAACAGCATTGTTGTAAGTGTCAGACGCATAAAAAGATTGTTCTTTAGCAGATATACTTTTATCTTCTGTGTTACCAGTTATATGTAATGCTTTTTTACGTTTAAGTAATCTATCAAGATACTTAACATTAGCATTAGCTTCTGCATTACTTTCATCTGTTTCAGATAAAAATGCTAACGCTTTTTCTAATCTTTGTTCTGTAATCATTGGATCCATTCTCCTTTTTTTGATTTGCAATAGTGTGCCCAGACTATAGTATTTTTATATAACACTCTAGTTTTTTCTTTATTAACTTTTACTATTTCTATAAATTTGTCATCACAATTTTGACCTTCATATAAAGTTACTGGTATACGTTCTACTTGTCCATTAACTAAATACAAAAACATAAATATTATTTTCATAAAGTCCTTAAAGTAAAAAGGCACTACTACAGAGAAGAACCTTAATCTGTAGCAATGCCTAGCTTTCTAACTCGAGGGAGATAAGAAACTGTTAAAATGGTGGATCGTCTGATAGTATTTCTTCTACACTATTAGCTTTTGCATCTAATACTTTTCTTACCAGATTATCAATTTGTTGAAACTCTGATTCAGTTGGTATTTTGCCACCTGACATATAAGAACCTATAAGATTACTCATAGTCAATCTGTATTTTTCTGAAAATTGATCAACAACATTTCTAACTGATTGAACTCCAGTAGCACTAACCATACTTGGTGCAGCACCAGAATTATCTGATACTTCACTTAAGCATTCTATTCTACTTGCAGTTTGATATTGTTTACCAGTTTTACTTGTTCTTACTGGCTGTGCATCAATTTTAAGTCTTGCTCCCTTCGGCCATCTTGATGAGCCTAAAGCCTCACCATATATAGTCATATCACTACCATCGTCTTTGGTAACGTAGACAGTAACTTGACCATCATCTTTCTCGAATGCTTTTTTAAATGAGCATTCAAACGTTTCATGTTCCATGTTTGTTCTCCTATTTATTTGTTTTATTATATTTCCAAATTTTTGCATTAGTTGTTATAGCCTATTTAAAAGCATTTTGCCAAACGTTTTTTGCATATATTCTAGATGGTTCATTATCTGATTTACCCCATCTAAAGTTATCCATAGTTAATGGAAACATTTTAACTATGTCCTCTTTTGTTTTAGCAATATCCAAGATATGTTCTATATGTTTCATAGCTTGTATAATGGTCTCTAAATGACCCTCTCTGCCTTCCATATCTACGCTGTAAACGTCTTTGTACGAACAATAGAGCAATGCAGTCGGTTTATTGAAAAGGTCTTTATAAAGAGCTTGTTGACGCAAATCAGCGTCTTTTGGGTACCATCTGCTATCAATAGCACCAGATTTAAGTCTTTTAATGTAAGCAGTAGCTTTAGTATCTATGATTACATCTTTAAACTCAAAGTCAGTTTTACCTATAACATCATATTTTAAACCATATTTGTCACCAGGTATTTGTTTTTCATTCTGATAAGAAACAATTTTACCAAATTGTGGTAGTTCTTTAACAAACTGATTAGCAATAATACCAGACCAAAGGCATTCGTCATCTGACTCATCACCTTCTAGTTTTAGGTATTCATTTTTTGCATAATCTATGATAGCTTCTTCATCAGTGATTTGGTTTTGCAAAGCATACTCTGCTGCAACTTCAGCAGTACTGCCCATTATCATTCTGGCATTTGCTTTGGATTCAAAATCATACAAGTTATTGATAATCCAATAGGGTGGACTGTCAATAAAACTATTAGTTTTTGAAGCACTATGTCTATATTCAATGTTCATGTTTTTCTCCTTATGGTTAATAATATTCAAAAGTATTGTAGTTCATCTTATAATGTATCATTAGATATATTAAAAGGTAAAAGAACTGTTGGTAATAGTAACGAATATAAAATATATAATTTATGTATTTTACTTTCTTGGCTATTGCACCCTACACAAGTGTATGGGTGTAAGAGCACTATTGCTCGTTTGCATAATTGTAATAAAAACAGAGTTTATAGATTAAATAATCTATACAATAAAAACAAAAAATTTAGATCTTTTGTTGATAATGCAATAGAAAATTATAAAGTATCTTATGCGTCAGATAGAAAAACCTGAGTTAATATCTACAATTTTAGACAAACGTAAAGTATGGTTAAATATACGTGAGTCTCGTTTAATGTATATGTTTCATAGAAAGCTCATATCTATTGAAGAATATGAAGCTGGATCTAGGTATCGTCTTATGTGTGAACTTCAAGGTGGTGGAACTGGCAATGTTCTTAAAGAACGTATTGATGGTTCTAACACAGACTTTATTACATCATCTCTTGGTGCTGCACTTGCAGTTAAAGATGTTGATGATGAAATAGGCAAAAGACTTTCTAATATTATGAAGTTGTTTTGTCATTATAATTTTGGTATCATTGAGATAGCACATATGTTAAGTATGTCAGAACGCAGAGCATCTAACAACGTACATGAAGGACTATCAAGTTTAGCAATTTATTATGGCTACAAAAAAGTGCACAATACTATCAGAGGACAAGGCACAAAGAATCAAAGACAAAGAGTACCTAAAGTGGGTAGCATCTAATCCTTGCATACTTTGCCAGGACACGAGATGTCAAGCTCATCATATTACTTTTGCTATGCCTAAAGGTTTCTCACAGAAAGTTGGAGATCAATATACTGTACCTTTATGTTTTCCTCATCATCATCAATTACATACAAATGGTATGAGTGAAAAAGATTTTTGGATTAAATTAGACATAGATGCTATCGAAATATGTCGTAGATTTTATGACCATTACCACAATATGTGGAAAAATAAGAACTTTTTTTATGATGATTCTATGTTATGGCGTACTGTGTACGATGAACTTGTACCTAAGATGCAAAATAACATTGATTTTTTAATGCAACCCAAATAACTATCAGAGATATCCTCGCCAGAGGTACGTAAATATGACTAAGATTTTAAAGTTTCCAAAAAGCAAACAACCTTATTCAGAGACATTTCTTACTAATGTAAAGCCAGAAGCTATTGGTGATTTTATTAAAGGTCAAAATCCTAAAATGTCAGTTAGAGCTGCAGACGCAATGGCTCTTGCAATTATTTATAGTACATACTTACAGTTAGTATTTGATGAAGAAGGTCATGATGTACCTTCTAACATTATGGATGCATTAGAAGAAAATGATCATTCAACTTTTATATGGGCTGTAGATGACAAAAAAACGTTACACTAAAAAGAAAATATCTTTCTCTAAAGATTCTCATACTTTACCTTATGACAAATACAGAGTTGAGTGGGTTGACTGTGTAAGTGATTCAGGTTGGGCTGAGAAAAAAGAATTTACTAATATGAAATTAGCTAATCCTGTTAACGAAGGTTGGCTGTTCTCTAAAGACAAACATTCTATTAAATTGTTTGCAGCATACATTGAAGAAGATGGATCTTATACTTATGGAGATCGTACTAATATTCCTACATCTTGGATTGTAAAGATGACTAAAATTTAATTGGCTTTGTTATTATTTAATAAAACTTTATATTAAGCTGGTATAAATTTAATACGTTTACCACTTTTGTCGTAACCAATTAACAAGCCAGACAGTCTCCCATCTGGCTCTATCTTGGATAGGGGGATCCCATTAGTATGCTCCACCAAGAATTCTTAAATACCTTTTGTAGTATACATATCATTTACTTTTTCAGATTCTTTCTGAGCTTCAGTTTTTAATGGATCTGTATATACTTCTTCTACTTTATCTATGCTGTGTTCTACAATACGTTTACGTGTTGCAGTTATCTCAGCTTTAACATGATCTTTAGCATGTTCTAATACTTGGATTAACTTAGGAAAGTTTGTATGGTAAATACCATAAATACTTAAATCGTTAATTGCTGTTGCTACTCTTTGTAGACCTCTTTGACGTTTTTCTAATCTCAGAATCTCGCTGTCTGGCATTATCATTATCTTCCATCTCCTTTATTTTACGTTTAAGTTTATCTATTTCTAATTGCTTTGCAGCAAGTACCATTTTAAGTGCTCGTTCATCCATGTGTTCTCATTTCTGTTAGATGTGTATCTAACTGTTCGATTAATTGTTCATATTCTACAATCCATTCTTGCAAAATCAAGGAATGTTTATCATGTAGAAAACCACATTCAATAGCATTTCCAAGCACAGCTACTGATTCTCTAGCATCAGATAACTGTTCTACCATTTTATCTATTTCATATTTTTTACCTCTATTATTAGAAATAGTTTCTAAATGTTCATCTTTTAGTTCTGTCATTTTACTCCTTTTTCATCAGCAGGTATTTCTACATCTGGTCTGCGTTGATTTAATCTATCAACTTTTTTGTTAATAGCATTTTTAACATTTTCGTATCTTAATTGTGTAAGTTGATGTTCTTCACGTTCTAAATCTAAATCTTTACGAAGTTGTAATACTTCTTTTAAAGACTTTTTTAGTTTTGCTCTAAGCTCATCTATTAGCTCATGCAGCTTCATTGCTTCTTGATCTGTCATTTTTTACCTTTTTAATTATAGCTACATGACCTGCAATAAAATCGCCAGGCAAACATTGTCTTTTTGTACGTTCTTGCCAATCATACCATGCTTTTGTAGCTTTTGTGTTTTTAACTATCACTGGTTTTAGTTTACTTTCTTCATCTATATACATATCAAAAGATCTGTCTGATATATCTTTATCATATCCTTTGGTTATTTCAATCATATCAGTATTTAGATGTTTGTACATATCTTGAAACGTTGGTTTATAGTTTAATATGTAAGAATCTGTGCCTGTTTCTGGCCCTGAATCTGTCCATATAGCTTTCCATATTATAAGTTTATACATTTATACCTCGTCTATTGTTAATACATAATTAGTGTTATCTATTTTAAAAGATATATCTGCAGAAGAAGGTTCTGATATACTCATACCAGCACCTTGTACTTTAGCTTCTAATTTACTTTCTAAAAAATGTCTTATTGCATTTCTTAGTTCAAACATTTCTTTTAATTTATCCATATTATTCTCCTTCATGTGGTTCAAAAGTAACTTCTATTTTTATGTTTTTGCCATAACCATTATGCCAAGCATTGTCTAAATCTGATAATAGATTTATTAAACCTCTACTATCTATACATTCTTCTGATATTAAATGTTGTTTAATAGAAGTTGTTTTACTTTTTTTACCATTTTTATAATCATAATCGTATGACCATATTTTATAACTATCTATATGCATTAGTTTATCCATTTAGTTAATTGTTTGCTTACTAATTCTACGTATCTAAACCACTCTAATATAAAGTTTCTACGTTTACCTTGACGTTCTTTAGTGACTTGTTTGATAGCTTTATTAGTTGCTTTGTCGAGTAAGTCTGTTTGTTCTTTAAGATTCATCTGCTATTACCTCATCGTTATCTATATCTAGTTTAATTTTAGCAATTTCTTTTGTGCTGCCAATTTGTGTATAATCTTTAACATACGAACAAACTACATCTTTGCCATCTTCTGTTGCAATATCTACTTTATGATTTTCTAACCATATTTTAAATGCTTGATCTTTATCTTCAGCAAGTATTTGCCATTTAGTTGCATATGTTATTTCATATTCCATTTCGTAAACTTTTTTACCTACATCTTTTTCAAAGAAGTATAATGCTTCATCTACCATAATTACCTTTCTATTGGGTTAATGCCCAGTTACAAAGTACCGGGCATTTACCATGTTTATTATTATTTAGTAATTGATAAGAACTCTGGCTTAGGAATAGTATTAGTATTAATCTTTTCCTTACTCATTTCTTGACCAAGTACACCCCATACAGTAGACAGAGATTGACCTGCGTTAAGCAAGTTTTTACAATACTCTTTAGACATATCTAACATCTGTATTGCTTTACCTCTTGGGCCTGAATAATAGTCACGTTCTGTTTCTTCATGACATAACTTTTTAAGCAGCCTATCTAACTCATCAGGTTCTCTTAACAAAGAACTACTTATTTCGTTTTTCCATTTTCTGACTTTCTTCCATTGCTCTAGTTTATCTTCTAACACATGGATAGCATTGTCTAATTTAGCTTTTTTCTGAAGTAAAATAGAATCCATTTCGTTAGCAAATTTTGCATGATCATCATACAAAACTCTGACATCATCGTGCATTTTATTAATTTTAAGTTTATCTTTAAATGCCTCGAAGTTATCTTCTGCTTCTTTATCAATGGTATCTTGCATTTCTGTTTTCAAAATATTTTTTCTATCGTCATATTTTGTTTCAATGAAATGATCAAGATAGTCTTTCTCATCTTGTCTTATAGGTGTTTTACTACTACTCATTTACAGCTTTCCTTTCTTCAGTTGCTTTACTAATATCTTGTAATGTTTCTGCAGATTTTCTAGCGTCTCTGCTTTTATCTAAAGCATTGTTAGTTGCTATAATTACAGTAGCTATACAAGATGTTTGATTATACGCAGGTAACGTTTTAAACCTAGGATCTGATGACATCAGTTCATAAGTTTGAAAGTATTGCTCTACAAACCATTTAGTTAGTGGCATTACTTTAGTAGCCACTCTTTCATTAATTGGTGCTTTTACTGTTTCCATTGTTTTCCTCCTTTCTTTTAATTTCAATTGGTACTTCAATCTTGTCAGGCATATTAGACTCAACAGATTTCCATGCACCAATACATATTCTTAATGGTAATGTAATAGATCTAACTATTATCTCTCCTACTTTTTCTATACGCTTCATGTTCCTCCTTTAGTTTGGTTAATCGTATGTATTTACTTTTTGTATGATAATATTCATTATCAAACTCTTTACTTCCAGGAATTGGATCGACATCTTCGATGAGCCAATTCCAAGCTTTTCTTACAGCGAGACCACCAACGCTATAAGCAACAAATCGAACAATATTAATAATTCCATTCATTAATTTCCTTTCATTTGTTCAAGCATTGTTTTGTATCTTGGATTAGTTTGTCTTGTTAAGTAGTTATGCTTACCTACATTATCTATTTTCTCCCAAGCTCTAGTTATTTGAGATATACGTAATGGGTATGGACTTTCATCTTCAAAAGGATCTATAGTTTTCATCCACTCATCAAATATTACTTGTGGTTGATTAACTGCAAATATATTTAAATCCCATCCTTTTTGGTTACATATATCTATAAGATGATCACCAGGTAACCTGTTAATACATCTTTCGTATTTTTGAATTTGTTGGAATGTTACTTCTATACACTGTGCTATTTGCTTTTGTGTATAACCATTCCACACTCTATGTAATGTCAATATTTTAGCAATATTAGCATTTATATTACTTTTGTGTGGTGTACGTTTACATTTACCCATTATTTACCTTTCTTTTTATTTTAGTAAATTTTTTAATCATAGCTTTTTTAATTGCAGCTTTAATTTGTTTCTCTTTTTTTTTATCATCGTCTAAAGTCATGACAACAATATGTTTATCAAACCAATCTTTAGCCATTATTACCTCCATATATTTTATTTAATACCAGCAGCTCACGCTTGTCGGAGCCTGATGGTATGGTTATTACTCTAATTGATGGTTTCTTATCTCTGTATATTTTAACTATTTGTATATAACCAGTTTTAGGATATAACACACGTAGGTGGATTACTTTAAGAAAGTACTTTTTCCACCACAGTAAGTTCTCTAATCTTATCGAGCCTGTAAAATCTTGGTTATACAGTAGCTTCACTGCTCTGCTTAGATTTATTGGATTTTCTCGAAACTTTCCTTCTAGTATTACTCTGAACACTTTTAACCTCCTTTATGTCAGTAAAACCTGATATGTGTAACATATGTTCTGCCCATGCTTTAGCTGTCCAATGTTTAGGTGTCTTGTTTTTTTCCAACTTCTTCTTCGTCAAATGTACCTCCTTGTTTATTGATTATATCTTCTATATCCCATTCTATTCCTATATCGTGTTCATTACAGTCAGACTCATCATACCAATGTATTTTACCATTGTGATCTTCTACTTTAATTCTAACACTTAGGAATTTCCATAGTTTTAAGCTCATGCTTTCCTCACTCTCATTACTCTATATTTACAATCCCAGTAGGCATCTTCTTTGCCATTCATTTGTTTAGAAAATTTTTTTTCTACATTTCTGTGATTACGCCAGTAGCCATCTGTCTGATTAACCTCATCAGGTGTCATAACTATTCTTTTAGTTCTAACGAATCTACCTGTCTGGGTGTTATAGTCCTCGTGTCTATTAACATAATCAACTTTATATACTATTAAGTTTCTTTTCATTTTACTCTCCACCAGTATGTTATTCCATATTTAGTTATCCATTCATATGTAATGCCATATACAACTTTTTGTTTTGTCATTTATCTTCCTTTGGTATGGGTATATTGCCTAATTTTTGAGCCATTAACATTATAGCTATCTTACATTCGCTAGATGTTAACAAATCATACATAGCTAAATCGTATAATTTTTTACATTCCCAATCTGTAAAGTCATACTCTATAGACTCCATTAATTTATATCTTAATTGCATTTCTTTAGCTTCTTCAGAATCCATTGGATCTCTCATTATTGGTTTATTATTCATATAATCTCCTATGTTATTGTTAATATATATTACATACGTGCATAGATTTTTTAGCACTTGTATTTCTACAAATTTGTCTCAGAGTTGCAACTCTTTGAACTGCTATGCAATGAGGTTTGGTTTTAGCAAACTGCATGTCATACCTCATACGTATTTATATAATCTAAACTGTGGTTTCACACACATTATATAAACA